GGAAATTGGAGGAAATTCCGGGTGCTGCTCGGTTTCAAACCGAAAAACGCTGGGTTGGTGCTATGTTGAGCCGATTTGGGCGGAAAACTAAGAGGGGATGGCGATCGGTGATGCGTGTACCCGGTATGTGGGAAGTTTACATGACTGTCATTACCACTTTTGGGGCGATTGCGACTGTGATTACCGTCACTAAGATTGTCTCTTATTTTACTGTGAAGAAGAAAAGAGGTAAATCCCAGGGCGTTGAGAAGAACGCCGGCTTTGTGGCAGATGAAAAACCCAATCCGTGGTATAAGGAGGTCTTTAAACCCGCTAAAGGCGATTTCAGCCCATTGACAGTTTCGTGGAAAGCTCTGAGCAAAGAACAATTGGAACAGCGCGTCATTCGCAATGTTTCATATGTCAAATCGGAGTATGTGAATCTTGAAGGTCTACGGGCGACTCGTAATTTCAGGATGCTATGCCTTGGTGGGCAGATGTATGTCACAAATGCCCATAGTATTCCTGTTGAGACGGTTGTCTTCAACGTTAGACAGGATGCTAATGGTTCTGGTGTTTCCGAAAATTATAAGGTCTCGCTCAACCCGGGGGACTTCCACCGAGATCCCCAGTATGATCTAATTTATTTTCGTATCCGTCGTGTTCCTCCAAAGGCAAACCTTCGTGGTTTGCTCGTGAGTGAGAAATTCGAGGTCATGTGCAATGGGTTTATGGTCACGCGGACACCAGAAGGAGAAGAAGAGTTTGTTTCTCTACGCGCTATCACGAATAGTGTTGAAAGTACACCTGACACAGAAGGAATTGTCGGATATAAAGCATCAGCTGAGAGAATGACTGTTTCCGGAGAATGTGGTTCTCCTTACATTGGTCTGCCCCCCATGGGCCCAGTTTTACTAGGTCTACATGTCTTGGGTGGGTATACGGATGCGGTCGCATGTGTCTCACTTACCAAAGAGTCGGTCGAGAGAGCCATTGAAGTTCTCAAAATTGAAGACATCCATCCTAGTGCTCTCCGTGTCCCCGCTAAACAAAGTGGTGATGAGGAGCTACTGGTCGAAGAAGTTGTACTTCAGAGTGAGGAGATGGTCGTGCGTGACCTACACCCCAAAAGTACCATCCGGTACATAGAAGAAGGGACAGCTTCTGTCTATGGTT